TATGTTTGCATATGATATTGGTGGTAATAACCCATATGTTGCAGACGCAGGTGGTTGGGTAAAATTAATTTCAGAAAATAGTTCAATAGCAGACATATCAAATGTAGGTAGTATTGCTTCTATTACAGACGGACAAGCATTAATTTGGAATGCTTCGGGTGGTAGATTTGACCCAGGAAGCGCTGGTGCTTCGGCAGGTTTTGCTATAGCAATGTCGGTAGCATTATAAATATAATAAAGGAAAAATAAAATGGCACAAAACTTTAGACGATACACAAGCAATGACGTAGGAACATCTGCTGCAACTTTATTTACTGCAGACAGTTACGATACTGTTGTTGGAATATCTGTAGCTAACGTAACAGCATCTGCTGTAGTAGCTTCAGTTTATATTAATGATGGTACTAACGATATTTATTTAGTTAAAGACGCACCAATACCTGCAGGTTCTTCACTTCAAGTTTTAGATGGTGGAGCAAAGTTTGTAGTTCAAGCTAGTGATGTTTTAAAAGTAATTAGTGATACAGCTTCATCATTAGATGTTTGGGTATCAACAGTTGACGCAATTAGTTCATAGGAGAATAGATGCCATTTATAGGAAGAAAACCTACAGACGCACCATTAACAAGTGCTGACATTCAAGATAATATTATTAGCACAGCTAAGATACAAGATGGTGCTGTAACTGCTGTTAAATATATTGAGCCAATACCTTTTAGAAACATCATCATCAATGGTGATATGAGTATTGCTCAAAGAGGAACCTCATCTACTGGAATTACTGGAAGTGGTTATTATACTTGTGATAGATGGAGAATTGGTGCAGATACTGCTGGAACTTGGACACAATCACAAGACACAAGTGTTCCAACTGGTCAAGGTTTTGCAAAATCTTTAAAATTAGATTGTACTACAGCTAATGGAAGTTTAAGTGGTGGTTCTGCATTATTTTATACTCAAAGAATTGAAGGTCAAAATTTACAATACTTAAAAAAAGGAACAGCAAACGCTGAAAGTTTAACAGCTTCGTTTTGGGTTAAATCAAATAAAACTGGAACTTATATTTTAATGTTAGATGATACCGATAATAGTAGAAGTTTTTCTCAATCTTACACAATTTCATCTGCTGACACTTGGGAAAAGAAAACTTTAACTTATGCTGGAGATACATCTGGAGCATTTAATAATGATAACGCAAGAAGTTTTGATTTAAGGTTTTGGTTGGTTGCTGGAGGAAATTTTACATCTGGTACTTTAAATACATCTTGGAATAGCAATACAAATGCAAATTTAGCAGTAGGTCAAGTCAATCTTGCAGATAGCACAGATAACGAATTTTACATTACAGGAATACAATTAGAAGCTGGAACATCAGCATCTGATTTTGAGTTCTTGCCTGTTGATGTGAATTTAGAAAGGTGTCAGAGGTATTTTCAATTTATAGGTGGTGTGGCTAATGCTGAAATTGCAGTTGGTTCATCAGATTCAACAACGGTAGCTTCTTTTTTAATTAATTATATGACAACAATGAGAGCAGCACCGACACTTGCATATAGCACTTTAGTAGTTACAGATAATGTTAATTATGATTTAACTGTAAATAGTATAGCAACAAGTCATTTTTCTATTTATAGTGGTAGAGCTTTTTTTAATCACAATGCAACTGCAACACAATATAGAACAGCATTTTTAAAACCATCAGCAACTTCCTCTACATCAGGAATAACATTAAGTTCGGAGTTATAATTATGTATAAAAAAACTAAACTTGTATTTGGAGAAACAGAAACTAGTTCTGTCATTCGTACAGCTGATGGTGCTTGTATTCCATTTGATACAGCTAATTCAGATTATCAAGAATATTTACAATGGCTTGAAGAAGGTAACACACCAGAGGAGAACGCATAATGGCTTATATAGGAAAAATACCTACCGTTGGAAACTTTCAAGTTTGTGATGCTATATCAGTAGTTGATGCACAAGCAGCATACACTATGCAAGTAGGTTCTGTGAATGTAGTTCCAGAGAGTGCAAACAACATGATTGTATCTCTAAACGGAGTTATTCAAAAACCTGGAAGTTCATACACAGTTAGTGGTTCTACAATTACCTTTGCTAGTAATCTTATTACTGGTGATGTAATTAACTTTATTCAGATACTAGGTTCAGTTTTAGATTTAGGTGTACCAAGTGATGATACAGTTTCTCTTGCTAAACTTACAGCTACTGGAACTAAAGATAGTACAACTTTTTTAAGAGGAGATAATACTTTTGCTGCTGCTGGAGCAGCATTAACTGGTTCAACTAATAATACTGTTGTAACTGTAACTGGAGCAAATGCTATAGTTGGAGAAGCTACTTTAACTTATGATGGAACATCTTTATCAAATATACCTAGTGGCACAGAATCAAATTTAAGATTACAAAACTCAACAACTGGAAGTGCTGGAACTGATGGATTTTTAATTCAAGCAACTGGTAATGATGTTTATATTAATAATTATGAAAACGCAAGTATGTATTTTAGAACTAATAATACAGATAGAATACTTATTGACAGTTCTGGTCTTGTTGGAATTGCAGATACACCTTTTTCTGGAACTGGATTAACTTTAAAAGCACCAGCTAGTGGAAACCAATATATGGTTTATGGTAAAAATGGTGCTGGTACCAATACTTTAATAATTACAGGTTCTGGAAATATTACAAATTATTATAATAGCTATGGAGCATTATCAGATAAAAATTTAAAACAAGATATTACATTAGCCAATTCTCAATGGAATGATATTAAATCATTACAAATTAAAAATTATAAATTAATATCAGATGTAGAATCAAATTCTGAATCAGCACCAAAATTATTAGGTGTTATTGCACAGGATTTAGAATCTTCAAATATGTCAGGTTTAGTTTCTTCTCAAGAAGAAATTTTATGGACAGCAGAAGAAGAATTACCAGAAGGTGTAAATGTAGGAGATGTTAAACAAGTTGCACTTAAATCAGTTAAATATTCTGTTCTATACATAAAGGCAGTTAAAGCACTTCAAGAAGCTATAACTAGAATTGAAAGTTTAGAAACTAAAAATACAGAATTAGAAGCTAGAATAACAACATTGGAGAACGCATAATGGCAATAACAACAATAAATAACAGAGCAATTAATAGAGCAGACACAGCTGCATCAGGAGAATCTTGGACAGCTACATCTGCAACTGCATCAGACTTTCAAGCTGTTGGTGGTGCTAATACTCCAGCTTTTGAAGCATATTATAATGGTCAACAAACTATAAGTGATGCTACAACAACTAAATTACTATTTGATACAGAAGTTTTTGATAGTGATGGAACTTTTGCTTCTAATAGATTCACTCCAGCAGTAGCTGGAAAATATTTTGTATATTCAAAATCTCATTGGGGTACTGGTACAAGCACAACACTTATTAGAGTATATTATTATCTTTATAAAAATGCTGGTCAAATCGCCATGACTAATACTGATACTAGAGATGGTGGAAATTTTAGAATTTTAGGTTCATCAATTTCTGCAACAGTAGATTTAGACGCAGACGATTATCTCGAAATTTATGCCTTTGTAGATACGAGTAGTGGCTCACCAGCAGGTGCTAGTGCTAGTGAAAGACAAATGTTTGGTGGATTCAAAATAATAGGAGCATAATATGGCAAACTTAAATACAAAAATAAAACTATACGCAAATCAAGAAATAGATTTCTCAAAAGATGTAATCTTACAAGACGATAGTAATGGTAAAGGTGCTTACATTAAAGAATGGAATTTATCTATTGCTAAACCTACTGATGTACAATTAGCTAGTTATGAAACTGCTGGTAACGCAGAGGAAGCATTACAAACCATTTTAAATACTAGAGCAAGAGCTTATCCAACATGGCAAGAACAAATGGATATGCAATACAAAGATTTACTAAATGGTACTACTACTTGGAAAGACGCAGTAGCTAAAGTTAAATCAGATAATCCTAAAGGCTAATGGCTAGAAAAAAAGGCACCACACTATCTTCTGCTTTTAAAACATATAGACAAGATTTAAGAGATATAACAAACGGTGTAACCACAGTATCACAAGCAAACAATGTAACA